AGGCGACGAATTGAAACGTCGTCGCAATTATTTTGTGCATTATGTGTTGATCGAGGGCCTTGGTGCGTATGGCTTGGGCTTTGTTCACTTAATCGGCAGCCTATCTAAGACAGCAACGTCTGCATTACGTCAATTGATTGACGCAGGTACGTTCTCTAACTTACCAGCAGGGTTCAAGGCCAAAGGCGCACGGATCGCGGACAGTGATACACCCATCCAACCAGGCGAATGGCGTGACATGGACGCTGGTGGCGCTGAATTGCAGGGTTCTTTATTACCATTACCGTATAAAGAGCCTAGCCAAACACTATTCCAGTTGCTTGGCTTCACTGTAGACGCTGGTAAACGCCTTGCAAGCATCGCGGACATGCAAGTTGGTGACGGAAATCAGAACGCAGCGGTCGGAACGACCATTGCATTGCTTGAACGTGGCTCAATGGTCATGTCTGCCATCCATAAACGTTTGCACTACGCACAAAAATTGGAATTCCAACTGCTTGCCAAGGGTTTTGGTGAGTACTTACCTAAAGAGTACCCATATGACGTACCAGGTGCCAGTCGTAAGATTAAAAAATCAGACTTTGACAACATGGTGGCAGTACTTCCTGTTGCCGACCCTAACATATTCTCTACAGCACAGCGTATAACCCTTGCACAAACACAGCTACAGCTTGCGCAGGCGGCCCCACAGATGCATAACATGTACGAGGCATACTACCGGGTCTACACAGCCCTAAACGTGCGTGATATCGACGGCATATTGCGTCCACAGAGCTCTCAAATGCCAAAAGACCCAGCGACAGAGAATGCTGACGTGTTGGATACGATGGAATTGAAAGCATTTGCTGGTCAACAACATGATGCACACATTGAAGCGCACTTACGCATGGGTATGTCACCGATGTTGCAGGCTAATCCTATGTCTGCTTCTATCTTGCAAAAACATATCTTGCAGCACATCCGTATTAAGGCAGAAGAAGACGTGGAAGCAGAATTATTCCAAGCATACGGCACGGATCCAGACCGCATGGTGTCAATAATCCAAAAAGAAGGCATGATTGCATTGAAAGTAGCGCAATCCATGGCTGACGTTAAAGCAATGCAAGACCAAATCGCTGGTACAGGCCAAGAAGCTACTGACCCCGTTGTGGAACTCAAGAAACAAGAGTTAGATCAACGTGCCAAGGCTGATGCGGCGGATGCGGCGGCTAAAGATAAGAGCTTGGCACTCCAACAAGAAAAATTAAGACAAGAAGCGCAAGATGATAAGGCCAGCATTGCATCGCAAGATGCAATCGCGAATGAACGTGCTGATATTGCCCGTGAGCGCTTGGCCATTATGGAACAACAGATGTTAGGTCAACAACAGCAAGCTCAGGGAGAAAACAATGGCGGCTAAACAAGGTTTGTACGCAAACATTAATGCTAAGCGTAACCGCATAGAAGAAGGCTCTGGCGAGACGATGAGGAAGCCAGGCACTAAGGGCGCTCCTACTGCAAAGGCGTTTAAGCAATCAGCTAAGACGGCCAAAGTTAAGCCTGTTAAGATGAAAAAAGGCGGCGATGCAATGGCGGCTGAAGTAACATACGTCAAGAAGAAAGACGGCAATAAAAAAGTGAAGATTTGCTAACATGGCAAAGAAGACTGTATCTTTAGCCGTGGGCCGTGGTGAGAAGCTTCCTGTGTCGAAAGGCGCGGGGCTTACTGCTAAGGGCCGTGCAAAGTACAATAAGGCAACAGGCTCTGATTTAAAAGCGCCTGCTCCAAACCCAAAGACAAAGAAGGACGCAGCACGACGTAAGTCGTTTTGTGCAAGGATGTCAGGCATGCCTGGCCCTATGGTCGATGAGAAAGGCCGTCCTACAAGGAAAGCAGCGTCATTAAAACGCTGGAATTGTAAATAGTTTTAAGCCTACAGACGAGGGCTCTTGATCGTCTGCCTTTTACATGGAAGATTGAACCATGCTTGAATATGCAGAAAGACTTCTTAAGGAAGTTAGAAAGTTACAGTCGGACTCCGAAGCAATAGTGCTGAACGGCACCATTGCCAATATGGAACGTTATCGTTTCATGATGGGGCGTCTAGAAGGCTTAAAAATGGTAGAGGATATGATCAAGGAGTCCTTGAATTCTAATCCTGATGATATTGATTTTTAACCAACGGAGGCCCTATGGCAGAAGAAGAAAAGAACCTAACAGCGCTAGAAAAGAAGTGGCTTGAGAATGAGCAAAATAAGCCGTCATCTATTGATGATGCTTACGATGAGCAAGGCCAGTTCGACCCATCACTGATACCAGAGGACGCGGTTAATCGCATTCCTCGCCCTACAGGATGGCGTATAGCAGTATTGCCCTATCGTGGTGCAGAACGCACGAAGAGCGGTATTGTGATAGCAGAAGAGACTCAGAAACGTACACAGCTGGCTACGAATTGCGGCTATGTAATAAGCTTGGGTGATTTAGCCTACAAGGACGAATCCAAATTTCCATTCGGCGCATGGTGCAAAGAAGGCGACTGGATTATCTTTGGCAGGTACGCAGGTTCACGTATTTCTATCGATGGTGGTGAAATCCGATTTTTAAACGATGATGAAATCTTGGGTATTGTAAATTCCCCTGAAGACATCTTGCATATGTAAGGAGTAGAAAGTTATGGCTGAAGAATTAGACTTTAAGGTAGGTGAAGAAGACGAGAGTCCGGCTACTGTCGAGCTTGATGGCGACGGTGGGTCAGAACTAGTAGATAATGATTCCAACGCTGCCCCTATTGTTGAAACACAATCAACACAGGCGCAAGGCGAGGAATTAGACGTATACAGCGACAAGGTAAAGAAACGCATTGACAAGCTTACTGCTCGTCTACGCGAAACAGAACGTCGCGAACAGGCAGCGCTAGAGTATGCTAAAAACGTACAGCAAAAAGCACAGGCGTATGAGCAGTATGCATACAACTCTGACAATGCTCGCCTAGGTGAAGCCAAAAGCCGTATTGAAACCCAAGCGGTTGCCTTGAAACAGATTATCCGTAAGGCACGTGAGGAAGGTGACTACGACACAGAGATAGAAGCGCAAGAACGTTTGACTGAAATTCAAATGGAACAACGCAGCATCTCTGAAATGGCGTCACAACGTCAGTATAACCAACAGCAAGCACAGCAAGCTCCACAACAAGTGCAGCAGCCCGTGCAACAGCCGCGCTCTACATACGACCCTAAGGCCGAAGCATGGGCCGAGGAAAACGAGTGGTATGGCAAAAACGTGGCAATGACACATGCAGCTCAGGGCATTCATAAGCAATTAGTTTTAGCAGAAAGATTTGACCCAAACTCAGATGAGTATTATGATGAGCTAAATAATAGATTGCGCGAGGCATTCCCTACGCAATTCAATGTAAAAACCAGGACCAATCGACCCGTGCAAACGGTTGCGCCTGCTTCCAGATCTTCTGGAGTCAATAATGCACGCCGCACTGTTAAGCTCTCACCGAGCCAAGTTGCGATCGCTAAAAAATTGGGTGTTCCGTTAGAAGAATACGCCAAATACGTAAAGGAGTAATAAGATGGATCAAGAACAAGCAGTACCAAAACTAAATCGCAGTGCACGTGAGACAGATTCACGCGAGAAAACTGCGCGCCGTAAATCTTGGGCCCCACCTTCACGTTTGGATGCGCCTCCTGCGCCTCAAGGATACAAGCACCGTTGGATTAGAGCAGAATCTGGTGGACAAGAAGACCGTATTAACGTCACGGGTAAGTTACGTGAAGGTTATGAATTAGTACGTGCCGACGAGTACCCAGAATTTAGCAGTCCTTCAGTAGACGATGGCCGACATGCGGGTGTTATCAGCGTGGGAGGTTTGTTGCTTGCACGAATCCCAGAGGAAACTGCACAAGAGCGTCGCGAGTATTATGAATCACGCACCCATGATCAATTATTGGCTGTCGATAACGATTTAAGCAAATCAAATGGACATTCGTCTATGCGAATTCAAAATCCTACTCGTCAGACCCGTGTATCGTTCGGCGGACCTAAATCCTCCGAATAACTTAATTTAAGGAAATGACAAAATGGCAAATATAGATAAAGCCTTTGGTCTTCGTGCATTAGGAAACCTTTCAGCTACTGGTGCGCAAGCTCAGTACGGTTTCACAATCGCGGACAACCAAGCAGGCGCAATTTTCCAAGGTGACTTGGTAACAGTTTATGATGGTTATTTAGTGGCATTTGCACCAGCAACACACACTGCAGCAGTAGGCGTGTTCAACGGTTGTAACTACATTGATCCAACCACAGGCAAACCTGTATGGAAGAACTACTATCCAGGTAGCGTTAACATCACTCAAGGCACTATCCAAGCTGATGTTATCGATGATCCAGCACAATTATTCATCATTCAATGTGATGAAGGCTTAACACAAGCTCAAATCGGTTTCAATGCTGACGTGGTTGCAGGTACAGGCAACACAACTACAGGTCAATCTGCAATGGAGTTAGATTCTTCTACTATCGCCAAAACAGCAGCTTTGAACTTGAAAATCGTTGGTTTATACAACGTTCCAGGCAACGAATTCGGCACTAACGCCGTTGCGGTTGTAAAAATCAATGAACATCTATTCGGCAGCGTTGGCGTTGCTGGTCAAGGAGCTTAATCATGGCAATTTCACGTTCCCAGCTAGTAAAAGAACTTGAGCCAGGTCTGAACGCATTGTTCGGCATGGAATACAAGGGTTACGAAAAAGAGCACGAGCAAATATACGACA